GCCCTCGACGTCAATTTTTACAAGATCCCAGAAGGGTGTCTGAGCCATTGAGCAAAAATCTTAAATGATCGGGACGGAGCGGTATTTTTTGCCGCTGGTGTTTCTAATTCATTGGTTTCAGATGAAAAGGAATACCAAAGAGAAATTGATTTATTGAAATCTCAGCCAGTTTCGAAATGCCTGTTTTATTTTAGTTCAATCGGCATATACCACCGAAACGAAAGATACTTTCAGCACAAAAAAGTCATGGAAGTTACCATAAAAAAGTACTTCCAGAATTACAACATCATTCGAATAGGCAATATCGATTGGGGCAAAAACCCCAACACCTTCCTGAACTACCTCAGAAACAAAATCAAAAACAACGAGCCATTTGAAATAAAAGACGAATACCGGTTCATGATTTCAAAAGAACAATTACTTTTATTGACAGATAATCTACCCTTAACCGGTAAAAACGAAATCAACGCATTTGGAACAATGAAAAAAGTTAAAGACCTAATCTAATATGACAAAGAAAGAATTTTTATTTGGAATTGACAACCAGTGCAATCACAGAGTACTACTTTGGGAGGCGCTGAGATTAACTGACGGAAAAATAGTTGAGTTTGGATCCGGACACGGGTCTACTCCATTCCTGCGAAAAATGGCCGAAGTTCAACAACGCGAATTTCAATCATTCGAAAACAATTCCGTCTGGGCGGAGGTTACCGGCTCAACTTTAATTGATGACTGGGACGAATTGCCAGTTATGGAATGTGATGTTTTGTTTATCGATCACGCACCAGGCGAACGTAGAAAATTCGACCTACTCAAAAACATGAATTCTGCAAAAATCATTGTGATTCATGACTCTGAGCCAACCGGCGGAGGTGATTATCGCGTTCGTCAGCATTTTGGTAACTTCAAATACATGGTCGAGGTTAAAACCGAGGGGGCGTGGGCAACAATGCTAAGCAATCACATTCCATTAGACGGTTGCATCGGAAAAGTTAATGATACTTATTCTATTGAGGCGTGAAATATATTAAATTATGAAAATCAAGATATTAATGGGATTTATTGTAGCCGCATACTTAACCGCATGTATAATTTGGCCATGGATAATACTTATTTCATTTTTCATAATCTTTGCGTGGCTTCTTAATTTTTACTTGCATGGATAAACTAGCAGCAATCTACAATATTTTTGACGGAACGGAACTGCTGATTCCGTCCATGCGCTCAATCGCTGATCACACTGATTATTTTATCTTAGTCTGGCAAAATAAATCCAATTATGGCGAACAAATAAGCCCAGAAGACGGAGAAAACATAGAAAAAGCCCTTGATCTATACCCAAATTGTACCCTAATCGAGTACGTTCCAAACCAAAATAACGGCACTTGGAACGAAAAAACCAAGCGAAATTTAGGAATTCAGGTCGCAAAAAATCTAAATGCGACTCACATAATCCAGATGGATTGTGATGAATTTTATCAAGATTTTGGACGAATGAAGCACGAATTTATGCAAATCGGGGCAGATGGATCAGTTTGTGAGATAATGACCTATTTTAAACGTCCGACCCTAAGATTTGAGGCTCCGGACAACTATTTCGTGCCATTTATCCACAAATTACATGCTGAAACCATTACTGGCGTCAAGAATTACCCGCATTATGTAGACCCGACACGCCGAATAAACACCGAAAATTCAGCCCTTATTAGCGGATACATGCACCATTTTTCCTACGTGCGTAAGGACATTGAGAAAAAAGCAAGAAATTCCAGCGCAAAAAACAACATTGAGCTGTCTGATTTGCTGAAAGATTACCATAATCCAGACCTAAAAGAAGGCTATTTTGTTAAGGATTTCAGACAAAAGTTAATAAAAGTTCCTGATTTGTTCAACTTATCTGAAATTTTTTCGTAATATTGGAGCCTTGGGAATTGTTTTTTATTTGTTTCAGAAAAGCCCCACCAATTGGTGGGGCTTTTTTGTTATATTTACACCGGCCTGAAAGGGAGGCCACGTTCTTTGACATTGCGAATGATTTATATTTGATTGCCTCGGTTTATGCTGGGGCTTTTTTTGTTTGCACTACCTCCCAAACAAAATATTTACATAATCCGCCCAAACCCCGTTTTTTATCTTGTATTCCCTAAATACCTCAGTCAATAAAACGTCCTTTGCCACTATATTGTAACACCGACAATCGAATAAGTGATTCTGAAGATGTGAGCTTTTTTTCTTCCAGGTAAATTTTGAGTCTTTATTCATTACCCGGTGTTCCGCTTCGAAGTGCGCGAAATAATTATCGTACAAATATTTTCCATTCTCAGGCATTGGAAAATTCAGGAACCAAGCGGGCTGAACTTCGTGATATTTCGGATTCCATTTTAGATTAATGCACGACGCTAACTGATCCTTCACAACATTGGATTCCACAATAAACAACTTTCCTCGCTCCGTCGACTGCTTAAATGTTTTTTTATCAACATGCGAATCAACATACTTGTCCGGATTCCCTTTTACTCCAATCACATAGTGGTTTGAATTATCAATGAACGGGTAAATCAAAGTTGTCATAAATCCCGTATCCAAGGCCGTCACAAAAACTTTCATCTCTCTGCCTGTATCGGTTTTAAAACGACCAGCCAAAATCTTTTCAAACTCAGGAAAAATTGAATTAGGATGCCCCGGCTTTAAAGTCCACTTAGTTCGCGATACTCGACCGCGATCACCGTTAAAGAACGTACCAATCGAGCCATGGTCTATTGAGTAAGAGGCCCCAGACTCGGACCATGCAACTATTTCATAATCCAGACGGTTATCATCCTCCATTCCTCCAATATCAGCCCCACAAGTCAGCAAAACAATTTTACCATTCCCGTCCGCCTCGCTAATTTTTTCCGGAATAAGCCCGACCTTATATGGTCGAATATTACGCTGCAGTTCCGTCGCCTTAATATTTTCTTCGACTCGCTCATAAGTTTCCCCCAAAACGACATTGACAAAAGTTTGCCACTTTGACTCAACTCGTGGTTGTCCGATTGGACATGCGTCCATATACTGATCAATGTATTTATACCAGCCATCCATGAAAGACGGGGCGTATAATGCTGAAATGTGATAGGAATAGTGATCCGGCTTGCCGGATTTATTTGTTGGTATCCATTCACCGGACATCAATAACGCATCTTTATCGTCTTCATTAAAGAAGCCGCCGCATTTATAACAACGATACCCGACCGATTCCGGAATAATTTTGCCAGATTCGTCCAATTCCCAGACTATTCCGCCTCTATCCAATCCCTCTTTTTGCGATGACGCAACCCACTCAATCACAATTTTTTCACTGCAGCATGGACAAGGTATGTGATATTTTCGCTGGTCACCTTTCAAAAATTCCTCTTCAATATTCGAATTGTGTTTTAGATTGGGCGTCGAAATAAAACAAACCTTTTTCTTTTTGCTGAACGCAGCAAATCTTTGCATAACCAAGGCATTCAAGTCTCCATCACTTTCTGACGAACCTTTCATCCCATCGTAATCATCAAAAAAACCGTACTTCAATGAAAAGTTTTTGAGCGCCTTATGGTTGGCAACTCCAATTTTAAGATAGCCGCCGGCAAATTCCTTGAGCGTGTCCGTATCCCCAGACTTATTATTCCTTTTCCTTTTTGATTGAGGCGCTATCAAATCCCGTATACCTGAACCATCGATCATTTGCTCGACCTTATTCATCGACCCCTTGACTAAATCTTCATGCCCCACTAAGTATAAAACATTCCCTGGTGATTCAGAAATAATCCAGCCCAGACCGTTTTCAATTAACCCAGTCGTTAGGCCGATTTGAGCGCCTTTCATTATAGTTATGACCCGCGCCGGATGATCCGGACTCAGGCAATCTAAAATTTCACGGACATAAGGTGAGTAATTAAAACTAAACGGTCCCGGTCGAGATGTGTTTTCTGTGATAATACGATTCGCCTCAGCCCAACCAGACGGAGACACATCATTTATTTTTACGGACCCAGCCTCGACCAGATCAGAAAAAACCCTAATCCTGTTCTTCGTTGCCGTCCTCATATTCTGGTCGCTTTGTCTGTTCTTCAATAATTTTTGTCAGTCCGCGCTGGGTAGATTTTATTGCGTGCTCATGGCTTGAGTTAATGACCGCAACCGTTTTCTGTTTTAGCTTAACCATGTCCTCATGACTGATTTTGTATTTATGCACAAACTCTTCCAAAATATTTTCAAATCCATTTCGATAGCTGGTTGCGAATGTTTGACCCAATTGCCGGAAAACTACCTTGACCTGATCCGTCGGGATAAACTTGCCCTCCATTTGCTCGCGCTTAAATTCCGCGATGTCAATATCAATCATGGCC